CCCCGTGAATCATGTGGTAGAGGTCGGCGGCGGCAACGTCGAGGTCAGCGCGGTTCATGAGAGCGAAAAGCCTCCTTCCGTCGACGATGACCTCGAGCCACCATCGCCCGCGCTCGTTGACGACTGAGCGGGCGGTCAGGATGCTGGGTCGACGTTTTGCGCGGAGCTCATGGGCATTCAGGCCGACGACAAGGGCATCGGGAAGCACTCCACCACCGAAGGTGAGCTGCTCAGACATCGCCCACCTCTTTCGTGCGGCTGGCGACAACGGCGGCAACGTGCGCGGCGGCGTCGGGGATGACGGATGAGATGCGCGCCACCATGTCCGCGTGTTTGGCCACGGCGGCGTCGACGTCCTCGGCGTTTGCGATGGCGGCGAGGATGACATCCAGCGTTGCCCTCGCCTTCGCCTGCTTCTCTTCTGCCGTCGCCTCCTTCTTCGCCTTCACCGGGGCGGCGGCGATGACGAGCGGCTGCACCACATAGGGCTTCCGCGATGCCTTCGATGCGGTGAGCGAGAGCGTCACGGGGCGCACGAGCTCGCTCATGTGGCTGATGCGGATTCCGCCGACGGCGGCCCCGCCGAACACGACGCTTTCGTCGCGGAAGAGCGTCATCGAGCGGCCGACGTAGGCGCCACCGTCGCGGCCCCAGACGTGGACGAGGACGCGGCGCATGGACTTGCAGGGGAGGTAGGGCTTCCCGTTGTCGCCCTCGAAGTGGATGGCGACGGGCTGGTCGCCCTGCCCCGTCGACGCGCGCGCCTTGACGGCGGTGACGACGACGGTGCGAGGGCCGACGATGAGGTCGTCGGCGTTGATCTGGTCTGATTTGGGGGCGATGGTTGCGCCGAGGTCTACGGTGGTCATGGTTCGTTCTCCTGGTCGTGGTGGTCGTGGTGGTCGTGGTTGTCGTGGTGGTCAGAACACGATGGTGTCGTCGCGGCGTTCGGTGGGGATGAGTCGATAGTCGGGGTCGCTCATGCGTTCGACGATTTTCGCATACTCCTCTTCCAGTCGTTCGTGGAACTTTGCCGCGGCGGCGAGGATGGCGGCCTGTACCTCCTCGTCGGGGAAAACGCGCTTCGTGAACATCGGGAGCCCGGCGGAGAAGCTCACGAAGTCGCACCACTTGCGCTCACTGACGAGGAGCCCGGTCTGCACTTGCAGCACGAAATCCTCGGGCATTTGCGCGGCGAGGATGGTGCGCACCTGCTCGCGCTGGATGCGAGATTTGACCTCGACGAATCCGTTGTCGCCGACGAGCAAGTCGGGCGAGAAACCGAGCATGAATCCCCATTTGTCGTTCGTAACGAACCCGACGCGGTGTCCGGCCTCGTAGGCGTCTTCGTATATGCTCAAGGCCTCCTCTTCGTCGGCCTGACCGCGCAGCATATGCTCCCCGACGTAGGTCGGCTCTACGAACTGCGTCACCCGCTGCGCGAGCAGCTCATACAGGTGTGCGCGGGACTTGTCGTTGTCGGCGGCCTTGAGCTTCGCCGGGGTGACGATGCGATGCATCTCGCTCGCCGTCAGCAGCCCACAACGAGCCTGCAGCCACTCGGGCGAGCCCTGAATCAATTCCTTGTAAATGGTCAGGGTCATGGTGCGTCCTTCTTTGCGATGGCGGTCAGGGCGATGGCGATGGCCTCGAGGGCCTTGACTCGGCGAGCCTGCAGCTTCTCTGCCTCGGTCTCCTTCGAGGGTGGCGGCAGCCTGCGTATGTAGTGCTGATGCTGCAGCTCCTGCGCGGCAGCCTCCTTCCCGACTGCGTCGATGACGTCACACAGGCTCTCAACGACGTCGTGAGCGACAGTCTCGAATTCGAGGCGGTCGAGCATCGTCGCCCTCGTCAGCGCTGCGTGGGCACTCCGGCGGTCGAAGCTCATGCTCCACCCCCTACCGTGTCGGCAGTGGATTCAACGCGGTTTTTTTTGGCGTTCCCGTGCTGCCGTTTTCCTCGCCAAGCGCGCATCTCGGTGACGTTGACGAGGTAATACAACACCCTCCCGTTTGGCGCCCGTGTCGCGTCGCTCGGTGCACCGTGGTTGCGACACCATTCGCGCATGGCGTCAGCGCTGACCCCGAGAAGCTGCGCTGCGCTTTGCAGTGTTACGTTTCGTTTTGGCATGGTTCCTTTCGTGGCATCCATCATCAGGACGACCCACCGGGTCGGTGTGCCTGGTCGTCGACGAAGCAGGCGCCCAGACCTGCTCCGTTTCGGTTGTTGCCCCATCGACCCCATGCCGACGGGCAACCGATTTGTTTCGCCTCTTGCCGACACTATCGAGGCGCGCTAGACAACGCGCACGATGGGCCCTGACAAGGCAAGCGGGCCCCCGGCATGGTGTCGGGGGTTTGTTTTTTTTGCGCCTGCACCAGCTCGTCGGTGTGCGACCCAAGTGCGCAGGCCGTCCTCAGAAAGGTTATCAGCGCCCTCTTGCAGTATGCGCCTGATTTCGGCCTCGATGCGCGCAGCGCACATCTCAGGCGTCACCTCGACGCCGTTCACGGTCGCACCGTCGCCGACAAATTCGGCCGCGTCGACGACGGCGCCGAGCCCCGCAAGCATGTCGTGCCGTCTCATCTCGACGCGGTGCCGCGCTGCGATAAGCGCCTCGTGCCAGGCCTCGGCCTCGGCGTCGTGCGGCATGACAGTGCAGCCGTCGAGCAGAGCCAAGGCGGCCGCAGCGGCGAGTCCAACAGGCGGACACTGTAGATACAGGCGGCATCGGTCGATTGCTCTGACAGCGCCGGCCGAGGTCGACCATGTCGTCGCCGACCACCCAGCCGCAGCCACCGATGGGATCGACCGGTCAATCTGCAGCAGCCCGCGGCGGCTGCGAATCGAGTAAAGCGGCTTCATCGGTTCCCCCGCAGCGTGAGGCAGCATGCAACGGCCGCGGCGAAGTGCACCGCGACGACGACGACAGCCCCACCGACGGAGACGGTCCATCCATTGCGCCCGTGGCGCGTCATGGTGGCGGTCATGCGTCCGCCAGGTAGTCGGCAATCTCGTCCGCAAAGTCGGACTCAAATGCGTCCCGGACAGTGCGATGGTCGCGAATCCAGTCGACGAGCTCGGTCAGCGTCAAGCTGTCGAGGACGGCATCGAGGGCGCTTTCCGCGTCGTCGAGGCCGCGACGTGCAGCGGGGTCGGGAAGCAGTGCGTCAAAGTCGGGCAGGTCGTGTTTCATGGGTCGCTCGCTGTTGTGACGGCGGTTCGTGCGCCGTGGGGTGATTTTAAACGGCGCAGAGACTTTGTCAAGCGCAGGGAAAATATTTCTTCCGGTGGCGTTGCAACGCCAAATCACGCGAGTGCGTCGCAGGTTCACAGGGCGGGAAGAGCAGGGGCCCCGACAAAAACAAACGCCACCCCGAGGGTGGCGCCTGCCGAAAACCAGACCTGACCGAGGGCCACGACGCCCATGCCGACGGTAGCGAGCGACCCTGACGTCGTCAACGCAGTTCGTCGAGAGCCAGACTGCGCTGGTCAATCCCGAGGATGCTCGCGATTTCCGACTCGGGCACCCCGCGACGACGGAGGTCCGCCGCGAGAGCTCTGTCTTCGTCGGCGAGGCTGGGCGTCGACGGATCTGCGCGCATCGACGGTTCTCCGCTCCCCATCACAGCAGCGTCAAATGCGCCCGCGGCCCGAGCTGGGCGGGCTGTCGGCGGTGCCTCGGTGAGGGTGCGCAGGCGCTCAGCCGCTCGGCCTGCGGCCTCCTTCCCCGTCGCACGGGTTTGAGCGCCTCGGGCTGACAGCGCCTTGAAGCCGCCCACAGTGGCGGCGGCGACGGGGGCCGCAGGTATCCCCAAGGCACCGGCGGCATCGGCACCGGCCTGGCCGACGACACCCTCGCGGAGCCCGAACAGTCGACCCCCAGCGGCCCGCCCGAGGCTCTCGGCGGTCTGGTCCTCGACGAGGCGGGCCACCTGCTCCGCCTTCCGCAGCTCCTGATAGAGGTCCTTCGCGCCAGCCGGCCCGGGGCTGCCCCGCAGGCGGGTGACCATGGTCGACACCTCCGACGGCGGGACGCCGACGAGGGCCCCCTCGACGGCGTCGTCGGCAGTGTCGCGCAGCGAGCGGATGTATTCCTGGCGCGCGAGGACCTGTGCGGGGCTGTCTCCCCACTTCCCAGCAACCTTCCCGGCAACGTTGGCCTTTCGCTGCACCTGCTCGAGGGTGTAGACGACGTCGCTCGCGTCGAGCTCGTCGGCCTGGGCGAGCATCGTCTCGACCACCGGGCGGTATTCATCCGAATCGGCGAGCAGTGTGCGGGCTCGCTGGCGGACTCTTTCGGCGAGCTGTTGCGACGACACCGAAGCGCCTGCGGCGTCGGCCTGTTCGAGGAGCATGCGCTTCGCCTCGCTGATGGCCTCGCGGGACTTTGTCGCGGCCTCGTTCAGCGCCGTCGTCGTCGACGCTTTCGGCGCCATCCCATACTCCCGCATGATGCGCGCTGCCTCGGGCACCCCTCCCTTGACCGGCGGGGTGCCGCTCACCTTCCCCTCGACGAGGCGCTGAATCTTCAGGCCTTCAATGTTCGCGCCGGTGGCACCCTTCGACGTCGCGAGGCGGGCGATGTCCTTGCCTTTTGCCGCCTCCTCGAGGGGCTTGGCGATGGCCCCTGCAACGGCCGGGGCGACGGCTCGAGCGGCCTGCAGCGCAGCAGGCGCGGCCCCGCCGGTGAGCAAGCCCATGAGGCCCCCCTTCGTCATCTCGCCGACGATTTCCTGCGGCTCGAGGGTCTTCGCTTCGCCTGCACCAGTCGCCACGCCGGTGAGCCCGCCGATGGCCCCACCCTGCAGCACGGCGCGACCGAGGTTCGGGGCCTGGGCGGCTCCTCCGACGGGGACGAGCAGGGCCGAGAGCACCTGACCGGCGCCGGTCTTCAGGGGCTCGGCGGCGCGGCTCTCCTCGAGGCGTTTGCGTTCCTCGTCGCGGGCCTCGCGGTAGGCGCGGCGGGCGCCCTCGAGGACGCCCTCGTCGCCACCATTGAAGCCGGTCAGCGCGTCGCGGGCCCGCCCGTAGACGTTGCCCAGGGCGCCGGCAGCGCCGGCGAGCTCGTCGCCGAACGAGAAGGTCAGGCCCTGCTTTGCGCCGGTGGCGAAGGAGCGTTCATAGGCGGGGCGGGCCTCGATGCGGCGCCGAAGCTCCTCATCACGGCCGACCTTGCCCGCGTCGGAGATTGGAGCTGTCGGCACAGCGGCGGCAATTTTTGCCCGGCGGCGGCGCTCCTCTTCGATTTGAATCATCTCGAGCTCGTCGTCGGGGTTCATTGATTCCTGCCTTTCAGTGCAGCCTTGTACGCAGCCAGTTCATCGTCGGTCATCTCGGCGATGGGTTTGGTTCGCATCGGCGGCGCTGCGGCCTCGGGGGCAGGCGCAGCGGCCCAGTTGCCAAGCACGTCGACGGGACGGAACCCGGAAGACGTCGCAAGATCCCCGTAAACCTTGGCCACAACCTCGGCGCGGCGGCGATTGTTGTCGCGGAAGACTTTGGCCTGCCGGGCAAGGTCAAGGCGCTGTTCAGGTGAGAGGATTTGGCCGCTGACGACGTTGCCGATGGCGGTGACGATTCGCCCCTCGGCGCCTTGCGCGCGCGCGGTGGCGGCGAACTCCTCCTGCTTGACTGCGGTGCCCGGGTCCATGACTTTCATGAACGAGAACACGAGGGCAAGGTCCCCGCCGGCGCTCGCGGGGTTGGTAGCGAGGGCGTTGAGGTTTTCATATTCGGCGGCCGACGCTGATGCCTTTTCGACCTCGGGGCGCGTGATGAACTCTTTCCGTAGCGTGCTTGATTCCAGGGTGCTCCGTCGAGACTGTGCCTCGGGAGTCCCTGCGAGCTCGCGCTCCCTCGCCTTGGCCCGAGCCTCGTCCAGGCGCAGGCGCTGCAGCTCCGCTGACGACCCACTACCACCGAGGGGGGCGGCGGCCTTGCGCTCGGCGAGCTTGGCGGCGGCCTCACCCTCGCGGGCCTTCGCGGCGAGCGCTGCAGTTTCATCGACGGCGGTATCGCGGGCGCTGAGAACGGTCCGCCAGTCGGACGCCGGCAGACCCCGGGCAACGGCGACGCGCTCGAGCTCGGCCTGTGAAACACCACCAGGGCGAGAGATGAGGCTTTCGGTGTCGGCTGCCGCGCTGGCGATGTTCGTTGCGCGGGCCTCGGCGTTCGCCTTCGCCGTGTCGGCGGCGGTTTTCGCAGCGGCGGCCTCGACGCGCCTGCGCTCGGTTTCGACGCGCCTGCGCTCGGTCTCGGCTGCGACGGCGTCTCTCGCCTTGCGGGCCTCGATGGCGGCAGCGTCGCGGGCCTTGCGGGCCTCGACGTCGGCGGCGAACTTGCGCTCGGCGAGGTCGGCCTCGGCCACCCTCCCCGCAATTCCGGCGCCGGTCTCGATGAGGGAGGGCAACAGCGACGCCAGTGCCGCCGACCGGGCAGCGTCGCGGCCGGCGCGGATGCGCTCTTGTTCGAGCTGCAGGGGGACGAGGCCGGCGGCAGCGAGAATTTCAGCGGTTCGAGATGCGCGGGACATGTGTCACCCCTCAACAAGTTGAATTTGATCGTGCGCGGTGCGGCGCCAGTAGATTCCCGCATCACGAGCCCCGCCGGGCGTCAGCGGTGTCGCCGACCAAGCGGGCAGGTTGATTGTCGACGTGCAGCTCGCCAGCAGCTCGGCGCGACGGCGCTCCATCGAGGCGAGCGGTGGTTCTCCGGTCTTCACCCAGCACATCGAGGCGGCAGTGTGACAGAGCAGCTGGTCGAGGGTGGTGAGCGAAATCGTCGATTGCGACCAGACGAATGGATCACCGGACAGCGCCGGGAATGCTGCGCGCGGAACGTAGGTGATTCGGCATGGCCTCACCCCGACGACGTTCGCGAACCCATCGAAGACGCGGCACGGCGGGACCTGCAGCACGCCACTCCCGACGACAATGGCCACGTTCGAAATCTTCAGCGGGGTAATGCTGGCGAGGTTGATGACACCGGCCGACGTCGAAGAGATGTCGACGGCCTGAAAAAAGATGTTAGCGCCGCTGTCGACGACGCCCTGCCAGACTTCTTCTTGTGCCACCTGTAACGCCGTCGTGATTTCGGCATCGGAGATGAGCGGGTTGTTATCCTTGTCGTCGAGCAGAAACCGAACGCGAGTGATGGCCTGGGCGAGCGTGACAGTCATCGGCGGCCCCTGATTCGAGGTAGCGACATCGCGGCCGCGAGGAGGTCTCGTCCGTCGACGGTGGCGGCGAGCTTCTTGTTGATCTCGCGTCGGAAGTCGGCGCGGTGGTCGTCGAGGGACAGCTCTCGGCGCATCTCCTCGCGGAGGCGATGCCTCTCGGCCTTCTCGAGGACGTGCCACGCTTCCCATTGTCGTTTACCGTGCAGCCCATCGAAGACGCCGGCCCCATCGCGCAGCAGTCCGACAACCATCGGCGTCCCGCTGGCCTCGTGCTCGATTGAGCACAGCGGCACCCCACCGCCGGGCGAGCGCGACACGAGCACCCGGCCGAAAGGTGTGTGCTGCAGGTCCGGGTCGGCGTTGATGGCGGCGAGGTCCATCAGCGCACCCCAGCCGAAGGAGGGGCGGACTTCGTGACGACAGCCTTCGCGACGGCCTTCACCTTCGAGGCGTTCTTTTCACCGACGCTGCCCAGCTCGCGGACCACCATCTCGGACACCTCGAGGATGCGGTCGTCGATGTCGGTGGGAGTCGCAAGGATGAAGGGGCCAAGGGCGTCGTTCGCTCCCTTGACGGCGGCGACGATTTGACGACGACGAGCCTCGTCCATGTGTGCGGCCCACAGGGGAATCACGAGGGGGCCAGCAATGAGGGCAAGCCCGCAAGCAGTGACAAGAGCCGCGAGAATGACGGGGATTGTGGCGAGAATGGCGGGGGGCATGGTGTGCTGCCTTTCAGCGGGGGCGGTTGCGGGTGTTGGCCTCATCGATGCGGACCACGTCGGCGCGGAGGGCGTCGAGCTTGGCGCCGATGCTCCCCAGCTGCGTGAGCACCTGTGAGCGCTCGGCGCTGGCGGCCTCGAGCACGGTGACCTTCTCGGTGAGGATGAGGGTGCTGTCTCGCACGGCGGTGATGCTGTGAGCGACGGCGAGGCCCCCGGAGACCATGACGGTCCCAATGATTGCGACGAGCCACATGGGGACGGTGACACCGTTCGCGACGAGGTGAGTGGCCTGATGGCTCATTGGTTCCCCAAGGAAGAAACCCAGCCCCGTCATCGACGGGGCTGGGTTGATTACTCAGAGACCGGTGAGGCCCGTCATCACGCCGATAGCGCCACGCTTGGCGCAGTACAGCTGATAGGACCCGGTGAAGTCAGCATCCATCGACAGGGTCGCGCGGTTCGTCACGACGACACCACCCAGCTCGGTGAGCTCCTCGGGCGCCATCTCGGCCCAGACACCCAGCTTCGCGTGGTCCCTGTTGTGGAACACCACGATGGTCTGCGGGCAGTTGGGGTCGATGAGCACCGGGCGACCGGCGAGGTCGAGACCCGAGCTGCGCACGTCGCCGTACTTGTCCGCGCGCGCGCCGAGGGGCTGCGGGCGCTGAGCCGTCGGCTGGATTGTCATGCCGAAGACGGCGCCCATGGCACCAGCCTGGATGCGGTGAGCGGCGGCGACCTGCGGGCTCATCAGTGCATCGGTGAACTGCTCACCGGAGTACTGCGTGATTCGCGCATCGAACTGAAGCGCCGCTTCGTGCGAGTAGGCCGCGCCCAGGGCGATGGTCTGACCGACCCAGCCCGGGAGCGAGGCGGGGGCGATGCCGCCGAACGACGACGACGCGCCGCTTCCGGCGATGTCGTCGAAGGAGTTCAGGCGCTTGCCCGCGATGGGCGTCGCGTTGCCACCGAAGCCCGGGAACGTACCGCGCAGGGCGAAGATGTCGGCGACGTCGACGGCGGTGACACCGAGAGCGGTGACAGAGCCGGTGGCCGGGTTCACGACGTCGTTGATGAACGTCACGTTACCCGCGACGTTCGCCGAGTTGGCGCCGATGACGGCGGCGACCTTGTTCAAACACCGGACGGTGTAGGAGAGGGCCGCCGAGGTGTCGACGAAGTTGTACGACGCGCCGGGGATGAACAGGCTCACGTCGAGGAACGGGATCGTGACCGTCGAATCCGCGGCGGTGCCCGACCAGGTGGCGGCGGCCTGCGGGACCACCTGACCGGCATACAGACCGCGGCCGATGTGGCGCGCGACTGACTTCGCCGAGGTGTCGAGCTTGGCGTCGAGCATCTTCGTGAGCTCTTTGTCGGCGAGCTTGGCCAAGGCTGCCTGCTTGCCCAGGCTCACGCGCGTGGTGACCATGGTGGGCACGAACCGCGCCTTCACGGGGGTCGTGGTCTGGCCGTTGGGCCGGGTGTCGAAGTCGAGGGCGTAGGTGGTCGCGGGCGACTCACCGACGTCGGCGGTGACGACGAGCTCCTCGCCGTCCTGCTCGACCTTCTCAAGGACGCCGCTTCCCACGAGGGGAGACATGTTGTTGATGGTGGTGACGAAGCGCTCAGGGCCGAACTCGGCGATGATGCCGCTGATGCTGTTGATTGTGACGTTTGGGAGAGCCATTGTCTTCGAACCTCAGTGAGTTGGTGTTTCGTCGTCAGGACTGACGACGAGCGTCAAGGAAATCGAGCATCCCCTTGGCGTTGTTTGCGAACCGGCCGGTTGCGCCGGCCCCGCCCGGAGCCCGTGCCCCAACGGGGACGTTGGCGACGGCAGGGGCTGATTGACGAGGGGCGTAGCCAAGAGCCTCGAGGCGCTTGACCTCCCTCTCGTGAATCATTCGCGCGGCCTCGCTGGCGCTGAGGTCATGCCGCGACTTCATGGCGGCGATGACGTCGGCGCGGTTGGCGAGGCGGTGCGTGGCCAGCGCGCTCTCGATTTGCGTCGAGAGCCGCGCCTTGATTTGCTCGCGCTCGGCCTCGAGCACGAAATTCCGCTGCATCTCGCGCAGCTTCGCTTCGTGCTCGAGGGCCAGCGCGTCGGCGCGCTCTTTGGCTCGCTGTGACAGCCTGACGTCAGCAAGCTCCTCGTCACGGGGGTCGTACTGCACACCCTCGCGCAGCTGCTGTCGGAGGCGGTCATTCTCCTCCTGCAGGAGCTGCGCAGCTGTGCTGTAGCGCTGATTCTCGTGAGCGAGACGAGCCGCTTCTTCTCGTGCTGATTTCACGTTGTCGCTTAGTTTGCCGATGCGCGCCTTGAAGGCCGCCATGGGGACCACGTCGGCCTGCTTGCGCTCGTCTGGTGCGTCGACGGCGTCGGGGCTGTCGGTCGCATCCTTGCCCGGTGACGAGCCCGGTGAGTCACCCAGTGAGTCAGGCTGCCCGGCGGGTGAGCTCGGGGCCTGGGGATCTGCAGCGGCTGCAGCTGCGCGCTTGGCGGCGATGATGGCCATCATGCGCGACTGTGTGGATGCCGGGGCCTGAGGGGCTCCGGGGTCGGTGGGCGAGGCCGAGGGGGCGCCCGAGTCAGCCGATGGTGCGGCAGTGGTGGTGGTGGTCATGTTACATAGCTAGCACTATAACCGAATCTGTGCAACGCTACCGCATCAGGAGGCCACAATGGCGCGAAGATTGACCCCCGAGGATTTGGCGTTGACGTCGGCGGAGAAACGTGCCGCGCAGGTGCAGGCCGAGGGCGGCGCCGGCAATCGAGCCATCGGCGGGACCATTGGAAGTCTCGCCGGGGCTGGTCTCGGGGCCCTTGGGTTCCTCGGTGGGCCTGCTCTCGGTGCAGCAACGCTCGGCCTTGGGTCATCCATCGGCGGGGCTCTCGGTGGCATGGCTGCTGATGCGTTGTCCGAAGACGAACTGATGTCGGCCGATGACACCCTCGCCGCGGGCGAGATGGAACGTCAAAAGAAGCTCGCGCGCTACAAGCTGCGACAGGATGCGCTGAACGCGCTGATGAGCGAGGACTGAGATGGCCGACCTCCCGCTGACGTCGTCGATTCTCGAAGATTTCATGAAGCACAAGCGCCAGGGGGAACGCATCGCGCTCCCCTATCGGCAGCTCGGTGAGCTGTGCGAGATGTTCGTCGGCGGGCGTCAATGGGGCGTCTACAGCGGGCAGCGTCGACAGGTGATGAAAGACGCTTGGTTCGACGACGAGAGCGTACCCCGTTCGTACATCAACGTGTGCCAAGGGCTCATGACGACGTTCGCGGCCCTGCTCAACAAGGACCGCCGCAGCGCTCTCGCAACGGCGTCGACACCCGACGACCCCGAGGACATCTACAACACCGAAATCACGAACCGCGTCATCGACTACATCGCCCAGGAGCAGAAGACGGCGAGCAAAATTCATCAAGCCGTACAGTATGCTTTTCAGGATGGGACGGCCGGGGTCAAGGTGTGGCCGGACGAAGTGCGCGGTGAGGTGCGCTGGGCTCGTCTCACCATCCACGATTACTGGATTGACCCCGTCGAGGACTGGCACGATGCGAAGTGGGTCATCTTCGAGAACCACTACGGCGAGGATGAAGTCGCGGCGCTGTGGGAGGCCGGTGGTCTTTCCGGTGTCCCTCCCGAGGAGCAGGAGTACGTCAACGCGGCCGGTGAGACCGTTTGTGGCGTCGTCGGGTATGAGTACTGGGTGCGCCCGTCGAGGAAGTTTCCTGACGGCGTGTTCGCCGTCATCATCGGCACCGAAGTGGTAGTGCGCAAGGCCTACCCGCTCATCATCAACACCGAGGGAGACCGCAAGGAATCGCTCCTGCCGTTGGCGCTGATGAAGGTCCGATTTCGGCGGGACAGTGCCTACGGCATCACGCCGCTCGCTGACGTCATCAACCTTCAGCGGCTGCTCAACGAAACGCATGCGCGGACCATCAAGGTGATGAGGCTCGTCACGAACCCACAGATTGCGATGCCGAAGACCCTCGCCGACAGCATCGACATCACGAGAACGAACACCATCGACTATGATCCGAAGATGGACGACGCACGGTCCAAAATCTTCGCCGTTGAGCTGGGCGCGGTCGGCCTCGACCTGTACAAGCTGCGCGACGACGCCAAAGCCTTCATGTTCGAGGTGGTCGGCCTGAACGAGGTGACGTCGGGCGGCGCGGCCCCGACGCTGAGCGGGCGAGCCATCGAGGCGTATTACGAGCTCGACAGCCAGAAGAACAGCGACGCGCTCAAGTCGCTCGAGGACATGGTCCTCGATGCGTGGCGCTTGTGTCTGGCCATCATTCAGCTGTACTACCCGACTCCTCGTGTGGCAGAAATCACGCGCATGGATGCCGCGGACATCTTCACGTTCGTCGGCGCCGACGTGCAGGGAAAAAACATCAGGCTCGAGTCAGCGAGCGAGCTCGAACGCCGCACCGACGTGCGCGTCGGGAAAGCTATCGAGAGCGCCCAGGCCGGAGTCGGTGGCGCCGAGGACGTCGCTGCAGCTCAGAAGACCGCACCGAACGCCGTGGCGAAGCAGGCTGCAGACCTCGCGGTGAAAACCTACCTCGCGGCGGGCGACGTCGACATCAACGTCAACGACTACAGCATTCCGGCTTTGCGTGAGAGCATCGCACGGGCGAAGTCGCGGGCCATCGCGCAGGGCCGGAAGTCCGACTTTGTTGATCTCGTGCTCCTCGAGAAGCTCATCACCGACCAAATCGAGGGGACCGAGCCCGACACGGGCGACGCGGCCCCGACGACGGCCGAAGACCAGCAACAACCAGCATCGCCCGAAGGGGCCTGAAGGAGTATCACCATGGCAACGTCTCTCGTCGAGCGCGCAGGGTTTGGGATTGTCATCAACGGACAAGCCGTCCACGACGGCAGCGCCGTCCTCGGTGTGACCCCGGTCAAAGTCACGCTCCCCGACGTCAACCTGAACGGTGGCATCACCGGTTTCATCCGCATTCGCGTCGTCAACCCGAACGCCGCGGGCGTGATTCTCGCGACGGAAGCCATCGGCCGCGGCGCACCAGCCCCGACGTTTGATGCGACCTTCAGCGCCGCAGGCGGGCGTCATGTGCTGCCGGGGCAAGTCGACGAATTCATTATCCCCTCGGTGTGCGATTTGTACATCGTCGCGAGCGCGGCGGCGTCTTCGTGGTCTGTG